TAACTGCTACATTTTACTCAGGTAACAATGGAGGGCGCGCTGACAATGACGGGCCTACTGATAACACCGGAGGCGGCGGCGGCGCTGGTGGGGCCGGAGGAGCTGCAGGCGGCAACAGTGCAGGTCCTGGTGGTGTAGGCATCGAGATAACTAATTTTGAACAGACGGATTATTTTTACGGCGGTGGTGGTTCAGGTATCGAGGGCGGCTCGCCAACAGACCCCCTCGGTGTTGGGGGATCTGGTGGAGGAGCTGGAGTCCTGTCTGGAGGTACCGGAGGAAGAAATACCGGAGGATCTGGTCAGGGCAGCAGCGGCGGAGCTAACACTGGAGGCGGCGGAACTGTCGGCACTACTGGTGGAGCCGGCGGTGACGGAGGCTCGGGCATCGTTGTTATCAGATACGAGACGTCTGTTCAACCATTTTCTGGTGAAATCAGTGCCGCAAACCAAATTGCATCATACCCATGTGAGGCGCAAAACGTTCAAGTTAACCTTGAGTACTTCTCACCTACAGGGGGTGGTAATCTAATCAGATTCCTGGACGTCGATGCTGGAGCGGACAGCGACTTTATCCACTCGTATCAGATACTAGATTCTGCGACTAACCCAGCGCCTCTTTTCCTGACAGACGAGGTTTCTGAAAGTCACTATCTCACAGTTCTAGATGAGCAGGGATATCCTACTATCGACTATTCGAATAATAGAAACCTTGTCCGAAAAGATCCTACTGACTTCAAGTCTTTTACCAGCATAGCTGGTTTAAAGCTGGCTAACGTCAGTCCTACTGACCCGACCAGTGCTGATCTCTCAGAGTTTTCGTTCGATAGTGACTATGGCTATAGCACAAGAGACATTGGATCTCGATTCAGGTTCAGGACTCGTAAGTCCGTGCCTTCTGCTGAAACAGGTGGAGCTCCGGGATCATATGGCGCTGATGCTCCAGAAGGACCAATTGGGTTAGGAGTAGGTTCGCCGACGTACAGTAAGGTATCAAACAGGTTCCAGTACAGAGTGTATCAGGCAAATCAGGTGCAGGGCGCAGTGTATGGGTATTCAAATGGCGGTGGCCTGAGCCCCACGAGCGTACCCACTGCGGACGCCAATGCGAATTTCTCACCTGCACTCGCTGACCTTTATCTAGTATCTCCAAATAACGTTCTTGACCCATCGTTTCAGGTAGATACTACTCCAGCAGAACGCACAACTTTCCCCGGCGCATTAGCTGATGATGCCGGCCGCCGTGGTAGATTCCCAATGACTGGACCTTATGCCTCTACTCAGGTGGCAACAGGTATCGACGCTAGCCGCGGAGCAGGTCTTACTGGGAATGCATCTATTACAACAGGATATGTTAGTGGTGGCGGCAGCGGACCGTTAGCGCCAAACAGGAGCTTTGAAAACTCAGCGGGATCAAACAACGACACGTATCCTGCTACTAAACAGGTTCAGTATCCATTTGCGGCTGATGGTACGACAGTAGATAATGGTGAAATACTAGCCCTCATAGCCAGATACGCTGCAGGTGCGACCTCAACTACTCATGGATACCTTATGGGTGGAGAAGGAGGACCTTATAATGAAGTCAATCCTGGAATTAATACTGCCCCAGCTCCGTCGGGAGGTGCAGTGACACCGATACCCAAGGGAACTATAGAACCTCTCTGGTCTTCTGATGTTAATTCTAGCCCTGGCAACGCTGGCGGTGCAAACCGAATAAAGCAGCGTTTCCCGTTTAGTGGACCTACTGCCTTTGAGCAGTCTACAGGGAACTTGAGTAATTATATTTCTGGTGGTATCGGTAACTCTAGCGCTACTAAAGGGTACATCAGCGGACTTGGATCCGGCGCCAACGCCGATCATATTGTGAGAGAACAGAATATACATTTTCCTGCTGGTGATATCAATGAGTTCACCTTTGCAGCGCCGGGAGCAGAGACTGTAACCAATAACCCCAACGCCATGTTCTACTGGGGAAACGTTGGGGCAGCGCAAAACTCTGCTACTCATGGATACCTTTCTAATGGAAGCTTCGAATCGCCGACGCCGGCAATTCCGGGTTTTCCTGCTAATGTGCAGACGCAAGGTGGTGCTCTGCCGGGCAACAGCCGCGGATCTCACACGCATGTACAAAAATTCCCGTTTAGTGGACCTACCGCATCAACATCAGTTCAGCAAACTTCTGTGCAGTTACTCAATAATAATGGATGGAGTAGCGGAACTCACGGATTTATTTCCGGAGCTACTAATCCACTCTTTCAAGGAACTACTGATATTGATTCTAACATTAACCCGTCCAGAGCAGCGATATACACATCGGTTTATGTATTCCCGTTTGCATCAGACACTACAAAGAAAGCATATGATAACGCACTGTTCGCAGGTCAAAGATACGCAGAAGGATGGGTTTGATAATTATGACTAGTGATAAGAATGAATTAACTGTATATGAAAAGATTCGTGATGATATTGATCTGATTGAGGTTTCAGAATTTAACCTTCCTCTTGCAGAGGTATTCTCAGATGAAAATAATGGATATATTTCTAGCTTTGGTGGAAGATCACTTCAGGAAAACGCAGAGCTTGTGGATCTAGCCATTAAGAATACCGATGATCTCAAGAATGTCTTCAACAGCCCGCATACTCAATGGGTCTGGAAGCACATCGTTTTGAACCATGAGTCTGATATCAATAATATGAGGCAGATATCCATGGAGATCAGCACAAGGAAATCTAGTCTTAGAACTGCAAAGTGGGATCATATTCGCAGGCAAGTTGCTATACGTAAACTAGAAGAGAGACTTGAAAAAGGTGATCTGGACTACTGGAGTGAGATCGAAACAAAGATCTCTTTGGCTCAAAGAAAAGAGGGTCTCAACGCCGGAGTAAGCCTGATTGATGGGGCGATGAAGGATATTCTTGCTCTCAATGAGGTCTATGAAGAGCTTAAGAGTCGAGTATCTGATTTTAATGAATATGACTATCAGAAAGAAGAGCCTAAGCACCAGTTGATGAAGAGCTTGACTCAGTGTATCCGTGATATTCGTCAAGGAGGATTCATCACAAAAGGTGAGCAGGAGTTCCTTGAGCAGTGCGGAGCTAATCCTAGTAAGATTCAGAAGATCCTTCAAGAATACGTAATCAAAGAAGAAGAATCTACACGTTGGGACAACCGAGAGCTAAAAGCTTTTGTTAGAAAATTAGCACAAGAGCTTATTGAGGATCATAAGATCAGCGAGATTCAATCGGCGCTGTACGGATTTACAGATGAACCGAATGAGTACTTGACTAAAAATGAGAACGTGGCTCTATTGGCATCCGAAGAAAAAGATTTATAAATATACAATAAATACAGTTTTCTAAGGAACAAGCATGGCTAAACCAAGTACAAGAGACCAACTGATAGATCATTGTCTAAGAAGACTTGGTGCACCGGTCATTGAAATCAATGTAGATATTGATCAGTTAGAAGATAGAACTGACGATGCTTTGCAGATGTATCAGGAATATCACTCCGATGCAGTGGTTCGTACTTTTCTCAAGCATCAAGTTACTTCTACGGATATCACTAACGGATACATTGCAATAGACGATAGCATCATCTACATCAAGAAGCTCTTTATGATCAGGGCCTCTACTGGATCTACGTCTATGTTTGACATCAAGTACCAGATCTCGTTGAATGAGATCTATGACTTGAACACATACATCGGTGATATAGCTTACTATGATCAGATCAATCAGTACCTGTCACTGCTTGACACTAAGCTGACAGGCATGCCTCAGATCGATTTCAACAGGCACCAGAACAGAGTCTACATTCACGGAGACTTTGCCGATCAGAACATCATTGAAGGCGAGTACATTGTATTCGAGACCTTTAAGATCGTTGATCCAGAAACGCATACTGATGTTTATAACGATATGTTCCTGAAGGAGTACCTGACTCAGTCTATCAAGCAGCAGTGGGGAGCAAACCTCATCAAGTTCGATGGTATGCAGCTTCCAGGAGGAGTCCAGTTGAATGGGCGCCAGCTGTATGACGACGCTACTCAAGAACTACTCAGACTAGAGGAAAAGTTAAGAACTACTCATGAGCTTCCTGTCGACTTTTTCTTAGGATAAGATCATGGCTACAAACCTCTACTTCAGTCAGAAAGTAAAATCAGAGCAAGATCTATATGAGAACATAGTCATCGAGTCCTTACAGATGTATGGCCAAGATGTGTTCTATCTTCCTCGTACCATTGTTGCTGAAGACACGATCTTTAAGGAAGATGTAGTCTCTAAGTTTGAAGATGCATATCAGATTGAGATGTACCTGGAAAACATTGATGGGTACGGCGGAGACGGAGACCTGTTTACTCGTTTTGGAGTTGAGCTTAGGGATCAGGCAAACTTTGTGGTTGCTAAGAAGAGATGGGAAGAAGTTGCCTTCAACAACTCATCTTCTCAAGTAAGACCAAATGAAGGTGACCTGATCTTTATCCCCATGTCTAACTCGATCTTTGAGATCACTCGAGTGGAAGACGAGCGGCCGTTCTATCAGCTGTCTAACCTTCCAGTCTTTAGATTAACATGTGAACTGTTTGAATACAACGATGAAGACTTTGATACAGATATACCTGCTATTGATACGATTGAGCAAGGATATGCATACCAGTACATCCTGTCCTTAGCAGACAGCGACTATCCTGCAGATGCGTTCCTTGCCGGCTCCACTATATCTCAGAGCCTGGCGAATGGAGTAACTATTACCGGTGAAGTCGCTGAGTTTAACGACAGCTCTGATCAGCTTAAGATCGTACATATGGGTGCAGACGATGGTAAGTTCCACCTGTTCACTACCGGTACTATCTATGATGCAGACAGCACTACATACACAGTGACTGCCACTTCAGAAAACAACCTGATTCAGAAAGAACAGCAGAACGACGTGTTTGAAACTGCTGGAGATGATTTCTTAGACTTCAGTGAAGCTAATCCGTTTGGAGATCCCACCTAATGTTTGGACAGCATTTTTATCACGAAAAGATCAGGAAATGTGTCGCTACCTTTGGTACGATGTTCAATAACCTATATGTCTTAAGAAAAGACGCGTCTGGAGATGTGATCAGTCAGCTGAAGGTTCCGCTGTCGTATGCTCCTAAGCAGAAGTTTCTGGAAAGGATCAGGGAAAACGCTGACCTGGATGAAGATGCAAGATTCGTATCAGTAAAGCTTCCACGGATGTCGTTTGAGATCTCGTCCATGTACTATGATCCTTCTAGACAGCTGCCTAAGGTCAACAACTTTACAGAGAGCATAATCTCAGACGGAACCAAAAAGACAAAGTTCTTTACATCTGTTCCTTACATCATGAACTTCCAGCTGAACATCTTAGCTAAAACGAATGAAGATGCAGTGCAGATCGTTGAGCAGATCTTACCGTTCTTCAATCCTTCATACACCGTAACCATGAAGCAGTTCAGTGACTATCCAGACATCACCGAGGACATTCCTCTTTCCTTGATCGGTATATCCTACAGTGATGATTTTGAAGGTGCACTAGAGAACAGAAGAACAATCATATATACACTAGACTTTGAGATGAAGACTGCATTCTTTGGTCCAATCTCCGATCGTTCGATCATTCGCAAGGCTATCGTTGACTTTAGAAATCCAGATGTTCCGACTGTTAACTCTTACAGTCTGACTGATTCTGATAACCTGATTGAGCGAATCACCGTAGTGCCTGATCCTATCAACGTTAGTCCTGATAGTGATTATGGGTTTACCACTACGTTTATTATTCCAGCAGAGGGTGATAGTATATGAGCGCCATAGTCCCCAAAAAAGATATTCCTGAAAGTGTACATTCCAGCTATGATGAGGATCTTGATCTTGTCAGGAATGTTCTTAGGGATCTAGTGCTCGATGGATCTAACAACCTAGAGCTGGCTAAACGTGTAGCTGAAGAGTCAGAGCATCCCCGGGCAATTGAGGTCTTGACTGGTATGATCAAGCAGCAATCGGAGAATGCGCATGCCTTGCTGGCTATGCACAAGAGAAATCAAGACATCAATGTGACTCAGGCAAAAGGAAAGCCTGATGAGCAGAGAAGTCTAACTCAAAATGTATTTGTAGGATCCACTGCAGATCTTCAGAAGATGCTGCATGGAGAGAGTGAAAAGGTGATTGAAAATGATTATGACGGAACTGACCAAAGGAATATTTAAGATCCTCAAGAGACTCATTGGTGAGTCGAGCATTGCATTAGCAGTAATCTATACTATCGGGCATATCTTTATTGCCACGATCTGCAACTGGTTAATCACAGGTGCAGCGATGGAGCTAGCGGCTATCGATGCGATTATAGAACCTATCATTAATGGTATCTGGTTCTATGCACTCCATAAACTAGCAAAGAGATTCTTCAAGAGTGAATGAAACTTATCTTGGCAATGCACAGGTAAAACGTGACGGCGTACAGCAAGGTTGGACTAAAGAAGATGTTCAGGAATACCAACGCTGCATGACCGATCCTGTGTATTTTGCCGAGACATACGGCAAGGTCATTTCATTGGACAAAGGTCTTGTTCCTTTCAAGCTGTATCCTTATCAGAAAGAAATGTTTGAGCATTTCAATGATAATAGATTCTCTATCGTATTAGCTTGTCGTCAGTCTGGTAAGTCTATCAGTTCGTGTATGTACATACTGTGGTATGCACTATTTCATCCTGATCAGACGATTGCTATCCTTGCTAACAAAGGTGCCACTGCCAGAGAGATGCTGGCACGTATTACACTGGCACTGGAGAACACACCGTTCTTTCTGCAACCAGGTACCAAGGCGCTGAACAAAGGTTCCATTGAGTTTTCTAATAACTCTCGTATCATCGCTGCAGCTACATCCGGTTCTTCCATTCGTGGTTTGTCTGTTAATTTGCTGTTCCTGGATGAGTTTGCATTTGTAGAAAACGCAGCGCAGTTCTATACCTCAACATATCCTGTTATCTCATCTGGTAAAACATCTAGAGTTATTATTACATCTACCGCTAACGGTATCGGTAACGTGTTTCACAAGATCTATGAAGGCGCGGTGCAGGAAGTAAATGAGTTCAAACCGTTCCGAGTTGACTGGTGGGATGTGCCTGGAAGAGACGATAAGTGGAAGCAACAGACTATTGCCAATACATCTGAGCTTCAGTTCCAGCAGGAGTTCGGTAACACGTTTTTCGGGACAGGTAACACACTGATCTCTGCAGATGCATTAATGAACATGAAGGCAGAGCCCCCTGTCAGTGTCGGCGATGTTAACGTATATGCAGAACCTAAAGCAAACCACGACTATATCATGACGGTTGACGTAGCCAAGGGTCGTGGTCAAGACTATTCAACGTTTAATATTATTGACATCACTACTAGACCGTTCAAGCAGGTCGCGTGCTACAGAAATAATCTCATCTCACCTATCTTGTTTCCTGATATTATTCATAAGTGGGCAAAGAGATACAACGAAGCATATGTTATCGTTGAGTCTAATGATCAAGGATCGGTTGTAGCTAATGGACTTTATTATGATATTGAATATGAGAATACTCATGTAGAGTCCATGGTTAAGGCCGGTGCGATCGGTATGACTATGAACAGGAAAGTAAAGAGAATTGGCTGTTCTAATCTCAAAGACTTAATTGAAGAGAAAAGATTAGAGATTGTAGACATGAACACTATCAGCGAGTGCTCTACCTTTGAAGCCAGAGGTAATTCTTTTGAAGCATCTGACGGTAACCACGATGATCTAGTCATGAATCTAGTTATGTTTGCATGGTATGTTGGAAGTGAAGCATTCATCAATCAAACAGACGTCAATCTCAAGCAGTTATTGTATGAAGAAAAGATGAAGCAGGTCGAGGATGAGATCGTTCCTGTAGGAATAATTGATGATGGGATCAGTGATATGGAGAACGATAATCCCGGGTGGGTGCAGGTAGAAAGCACAGAATTGTTCTAAAACAGACTTCTTATAAATATCAATATTGTATTGAATAATCTTATCATGGGTAACTTATAATTTAATCCAAACGAAAAAAGGAAGACCAAATGGCATTCTTTACGCCTTCACTGTCTCCAGCTGTAGTAACCCGTGAGATTGACCTCACTGGTATTGTACCTAACGTTGGCACATCGACGGGTGTGTTTGTAGGTGATTTCCGCTGGGGTCCAGTTCAAGAACCAACCAGGGTTGATACTGAGGCCACTCTTGTACGTCGCTTCGCTTCCCCTGACATTAATAATACGGTAGAGTTCCACGCTGCCGCATATTTCTCTAAATACGCTAGTGAGATGTTTGTCATTCGACAGATCGACACTGCCGCTAAAAATGCTTATCACGATGCAGGAACAAGAACTGCTCCTGTTGTAAAAAATAAAACTCATTTTGATACTCAGTCTCTGGACGGTAGTCTTTCACAAGGAGCTTACGATTCTGATGGTCATAGCTTTATTGCTAAGTACCCAGGTGTACTTGGTAACAGCATTGAGATTCAGATCTGTCCTCCGGCAGATTCTGCCAACGATACCATTGTGTTCGATGGTTGGAAGTATGGCGGCACTCCTATCGCATCTACGCTTTCAAGCTCCGGTACAATCCGCAGGTTCGATGAGGCTCCTGGCACATCCAGCTACCTTGCCGGAAGAAACGGATCTAACGATGAAGTTCACGTAGCTATCATCGATGCTACCGGCAACATTTCTGGAACAAAGGGCGGTATCCTTGAGACCTATCCTTTCGTATCTCTTGCTAGAGATGCTAAGAATCCTGATGGATCCAGCAACTACATCAAGGAAGTTATCAACAACGGATCTGAATTTGTATGGCTTGTTGATCCTGGCAACATCGATTCGGACTACGGTGCTGCCGGTGCTGGCTCTATCAGCGCGGACTCCGGTGATAACTACAGACTCCTGAACAACCAAGCGATCAAGACCATCACCCTCAGCGGAGGTGTTGATGTAGATGGTGCCTTGACTACAGGTGAATACGCGACCGCATTCGACTTGATTGAAGATGTAGATAAGTATCAAGTAGACTTCTTACTTGCTCCTCCATCTATCACTAGATCTGATCATGATACCATCGTGACTGATCTTGTAGAGATCGCTGGACTTACTCGTAAGGACTGTGTGGTAGTTGCATCTCCTCCAAAGGATGATGTAATCGGTACAAGCACTCCAGTAACTGATACTGTAGCTTTCGCTAACGGCCTGTCCTCTAGCTCCTACCTGTTCCTGGATAACAACTGGCTGTCTGTATATGATAAGTACAACGACCAGCTGATCCAGATTCCGGCTAACACCTCTACCGCAGGTATCATGGCACAGACTGACTTCCAGACTGCACCTTGGTTCTCACCTGCCGGTCAGAGAAGAGGTGTGTACTTTGGAGTTACTGATCTAGCATACTCACCATCCAAGGCTGAGCGTGACACTCTCTATAGAGCCAACGTTAACCCAATCACGAACCTTCCAGGTTTCGGATTGACCTTATTTGGTGATAAGACCTTCCTCAAGCGTCCTTCGGCGTTTGATCGAATCAATGTACGTCGCTTGTTCCTTACTCTTGAAAGAGCGATTTCACGAGCGGCTCAGAACATTCTCTTCGAGTTCAACGATGAGTTTACTAGAGCAGAGTTCGTAAACATCGTAGAGCCTTTCCTGAGAGAAGTAAAGGGTCGCCGTGGTATCACCGACTTCAGAGTAGTTT